ATGGTATCATTGCATTAGTATTGAATATACAATACAGCGAATATAGCCAGTTTAGTTGGAGTATGCAAGACCGCCCATACCGCTCATGATGCGGAGGACGTTGTAGTTAGTAGCGTAGACGCGCACCTTGGCAGTCTTGGTGCCCTCAACTGTGTTGTTGGACAGAACAAGCTGAAGAGTGGCATTGTCGATGCGCGAAAAGTTACAAGTGCCGGAAGGCTGGTGCTCCTCGGGGCGGAGTGAGAAGGAGTAGACGTTAATACCAGTATCAGGGGAACGAGTGTGGTGCTGGTATGGCTGGACAAGGTCAAAGTAAGTGCCTTCGCGCTCAGAGAAGCGATCCTGACCGTTAAGCTGAAGCTTGGCAGTAACAACTGGGTTCTCGCCCCAGCAGTGCATAGTAAGAGAAGTTTCGTTGAGAACGAATGCGCCTGCATCAGATACATATGATACTGGTCCTACACCACCATCGTAGAAGCCTGCGCCCGAGTTGTACTCACCAGGTGAGACATTCATGTTCTGCTTTCCAGTAGGGTAAGAAAGGACTGGTGGATCGCTGGTCTTAGTAGAACCGAGTAGGTCATTGCTACTGCCATCAAGGAATTTAGGGTTGCCTAAACCCGCACCATCGCCCTCACCGGTGTAATCTTGAAGACCGCCTGCTGTTTTAACAGAGTCCGCGCCACCGCCGCCGGTACCCCACTGTCCCGCGCCACCACCACCACCTCCGCCACCAGTGCCGTGCGCGGCGCCGCCAACGATTCCAACCATTGATTTTCCATTTTCAGGATTAATTGCATTAGCAACATTCCAGAACTGGCGCTGATCCATGCCGACATTGGAATCCGCGGCGCCTGGCTGAGCAAAGAGACCATCCGGTCCGATAAAGCTCCAGTGAGGATCTACATTAGGGTCGGAAAGATTGGCTGCGGAACGAGGGCCGCTGAATGCGTGAAGGGCATTGGGAAGAGCGTCAAGTGAGTCAGTGTAGTTGAAAGGCTGGGCGCCAAGAGCCGAGAAAAGAGTGGCACCGCACTCAAGAGAACTGCAGTAATCGACGTTCTGGTCAGGCTGTACAACCCAGATCAGCTCCTTGCAAGGGTGATTGAAGTTGAGCTTGATCTTGTTGGAGGAAGAACCTACAGACTCGTCGCCGGTGAACTGGAGCTGTTCGATGAGGTACTCGTGTGGGTTCTGAGCCATGCGGCGGCGCTCATCGGTGTCGAGGAATACATAATCGACATAGAGCGAGGCTGCAACAAGGGACTGATTGTATGCGGTGACAACCTTAACGTTCTCGCCCTGGTTGTAGCGAGGGGTTGCGCCGGATTGTACCCCCGCCGCACTACCACTAGCAGGCTTGCAGGTCTGGGAAGCTTGGTCCCACACGTAACCTTCGGGGCAGCCGCTGCAGTTAAGGGTCTGGACAGCCCAAAGGCACTCGTCGATGGGACGAAGGTCGAGGTTAATCTTGACCTCGTGGTACTGAAGAGCGATCAGTGGGAGGGCAAGACCTGGGTTACGGCAGTACCAGAACTGGAGAGGTATGTAAAGGGTGGTCTCAGGAAGAGCGTTGCGTGGGGCGCAAACAGCATCGGGTGTATTTGAGTCGCAAGGCCCCTCGACATCGGCGAAAGTTGGGTCGGTAATGAAAGTAAGCTGAGTAGTATTGCCAATCATCTTGTTGTAGCCGCGCTCTTGCTCAGCAGAAAGAGTGAGCTGCTGCCAGATATGCATCCAGTCTCCGTACTGACGGTCGATACGCTGTCCGCCGATCTCAACCTCTACCTGAGAAATGATCTGCTCGCCGGGGTTGTCGAGCCATCTTGCATATACTGCGTCGTTGATAATCTCAGAGTAGGCCTTGCTGTTGCTGCTCCATCCGCCGGCAGAAGAATTACCGCTCTTGCGAGGATTATGCATATCTTGATTAATCTCTGGGAGAGTAACCTGAAGATATGTACGGTATGCAAGATCGCCGTTGCGGCTGATAGTGCAAGTTACACGGCGACCGAAATCAGCTTGTCCGTTAAAGGTTTGTTCAATGCTTTCTAAAGAAAAGTTAGTGTGGCGACGGTATGTCACCTTCCAGAAAGTTATCTGAGGATTACCCGTCAGATAGACGTCCTGAGCGCCATAAGCTACAAGTTGCATAAGTCCAC